ACAGAACTGTAATTAAAGGTACTGTTGATGATGGTGTTGTGTTTATTGTAAGTAATTCAGAATTTACAATAGATACTACAGATCCAGCGAATGCCATTACTGGATTTGATGTAGTACGTCAAGGACTTACCCTAAGAAATACAACTAGTTCAGCAAATGGTATTACTAGTTCAGCACATAGATTCCATGGTACAGCAACTAATGCTGAATCATTAGGCGGCGTACTTGCAACAAACTTTGTACAAAACACTCCAGGACAAGAAAGTTCATTTGGTGAAGTTGTTAGATTTTCTGATGCAGGATATACAGTAGGTGCGGCAAACGATTTAAAAATATTTGTAGATTCAGCAGGTGCAGGTAATGAGGGTGTTATTGAAAACACAGTTGGACAAAAAATTAGATTTAAAGTTAAGTCAAGTGGCGGCGTAACTACAGAACCATTCCAAATTCAATCAGTTGGACTTATTCCAACAACAACAGCAACATATGATGTTGGTGATGCAAACTATAAATGGAGAAACATGTATGCAACTTCATTTAACGGATTGGCAACACAGGCGATTGCACTACAAGTTGGATCAAATTATAGAACAGGTGATGTAAATGCAACAAATAACACAGTTGCAGTGCGTGACTCAAGTGGTAATATATCAGCAAATGTATTTAATGGTGTATCAACAAGTGCAAGATATGCTGACTTAGCAGAAAAATACACAACAGACAATGAGTATCCAGTAGGTACAGCAATGGCAGTAGGTGGAGACGCTGAAACAACAGCGGCTAAATCAAGTACAATGTGTATTGGTGTAATTTCTGAAAATCCAGCACACTTAATGAACGCAGAATCAGAAGGCCAAGCAATTGGACTTAAAGGCCGTGTTCCTGTAAGAGTAAAAGGTGTTGTATCAAAAGGACAACCAGTGTATGCTTGGGAAGATGGTGTATGTTCAACTATAGAAACAACAGGTTTAGTCGGTATTGCATTAGAAGCTAGTGACGATGAGTCAGAAAAGCTAATCGAGTGTGTACTTAAAGTATAAGTATTAAAAAGGAACTATTATGGCAGTAGGCGATACAATTACCGCGGCGCGGTACAACATTATTCAAGCAAGAGTAGCGGCAGTTATTGGATTAGGTTCTGGTGATGAAGGTTACGGACAAGCTCGTGCAAGTAGTACAGCGGCAGTAGGTGCTACAATTACAGCACAAGATATGGCAAATTTGTTTACTGATATGAACAAGATCAGATTACATCAAACAGGATCAGTTCCTACAGAAATTATAGCACCAAGTGTAGGTGATACAGTTGAAGATTCAAATAATACTTCAAAAGAAGGTTATGTACAGTACGAAACATTAAGTACAACATGCCAAGCATCAAGATTAACTGCAAATGCAAGCCAACTAGGATTGCAAGCAGGTACAAGTAGCCAAAGAACATCAAGCTGGTCAACAGATATTAATCATATTTTTACTGTTACTTTTGGTGGATATGCAGTTACTAATGGAGACGGAAGTACTACAACAGTTAGTGGCGCAGAACATATGCGTGTATTTTTTAATGCAGGCGGCACAATAAATTTAAGTGGTACAATTGGTTCAGGTAGTTCAACTATTAATAACGACTGGCGTAACTTAATGACATCAGTAGGTACAGTTATAGTTGGAAGATCAACTACTTCAAATGGTTCAACAGGTACTAACTACGGTTATTCAAACTTACCTACTAGCTATACAACAATTTTTAACAAGACAGCAAGTGCTTATAGTGCTAACGATTATTTAATTGAAGCAAAGAAAAGCGGTGCAGTTTTAACATTCCGTGTTACATTTAACGAAGATAAAGGTCCTAATCCAAACTATGACGAAGCAGTTACAGCAACTACAACTAGTACTGTACAGTTAAATAGACCTAACAATGCAAGCAGTGTAAACATTGCGGCACCAACTTTCGCCAACACAGACAACCTATAAGAGTAAATAGTTATACTATAAACTAGGAGTATAACTATGGACGAAGCACTAGAGAAGGCATTAGATTTTTCTAATTTTACTTCTACACTCAACGCCCAAAAACGTATATTGCATGAAAAGTATTTAGATGAACTAGTAATGTACTCTAATAATGGCATGTTTACAATTTCAAAAGAACTTTTGAATTTTTGTTTTATGCTAACTTCTACAAACATAAACAAAACTGTATTAATAGATAGTAATAGAACTCCTATTGAAATTGATGATGTTGAAGAATTTATGTTAAAAGCAACTCAACATTACACAGATGTAACTAGTAAGTACTTACAAGAATATAAGATTCTTAGCACCAAACGTAATGTAGAAGGTTTAGTGGATGACTAATGGTGTACTATGCTTTGCACACAATAACGGAAAAGTAAATTATATAAAGCAAGCAGAGTTTCTTGCAAAACGTGTAAAGCAACATTTGAATTTACCAACTACGTTAGTCACGTCTACTCCACACGGGCTAGACGACAACACAGTATTTGATCAAGTAATTGAAATAGCAGATGATAATAACAACGTAAAACGTTATTATAACGGCTCTTTACATCATGAAAGATTACCATTCAAAAATAATGACAGAGTAAGAAGTTATGAATTATCTCCTTATGATACTACACTTGTTCTTGATACAGATTACATAATTTGTAATGATGTATTCAACAATGCATTTAATAGTACACACGATTTTCAAATATATAGGAACGGTATCGATTTATGTGATTGGCGTAAACATAAAGAATTTGATTACATTAATGATACAGGTATTCCTTTTTATTGGGCAACTTGTTTTTGCTTTACAAAAACACAAGAAACAAAAATATTTTTTGACCTATTACAACACTTAGTAAGTAACTGGAAACATTATGATCACGTGTATAATTTAGGAAGTAGAAACTTTAGAAATGATCATGTGTTTAGTATTGCTATACATATGATGAATGGATTTACAGATGGTAATTGGGCAAAAACTCTACCAGGCAAAATGTTTTATACATTAGATAGAGATATTGTAAAAACTATTAAAGATAATTCACTTACATTTTTACTACAAAAAGAAAACTATGTAGGAGAATACATTTTAGCATCAACAAAAGACTGTAATGTACATGTCATGAATAAGTTTAGTTTGGGAGAACTTATAAATGGATAAGGGATATATTATGGTAGCTATGGGCGACGACTATGTACGCCAAGCATATTTGTGTGCTGTGAGCATTAAGAAAACACAGGCAATTAACAACGTATCAATAGTAACAAGTGACGCAGTTCCAGAAGAATATAAAAGTGTTTTCGATAAAATTATTGAAGTACCTTGGCACGACGACCCACAAAGTTTTTATATAACAGAACATCGTTGGAAAGTGTTTCATTTAACTCCGTATGATGAAACAGTTGTACTAGATACTGATATGATATTTCTATCAGATATTTCGCACTGGTGGAAATACTTTGCACAAAAAAGTATAGGCTTTATTAGTAACGTAACAGACTATAGAGGAAATACAATTACAAATGACTACTATAGGAAAGCATTTACAGCAAATAACTTACCTAACATATATTGTGCTTTTCATTATTTTAAGAAAGACAACACAGCATTAGATTATTATAAAGTATTGAATAGAGTATGTGATAATTATCAAAAGTATTATGAAGTATATGCCCCTAAGCAAACACCTACCTTAAGTAGTATGGATGTGAATCATGCTATTGCATTACTTGACAGTAATATAGATGATTATACTATTAATTCTGCATCGTTTGTACATATGAAAAGTAAAGTACAAGGATGGGATAACCCAACCGATACTTGGACTGATACTGTGCCATATTATATTAGTGACGAATTAAAAATTGGAAATTATACACAACACGGACTTTTTCATTATACTGAAAATAGTTTTTGTGAGGAGATGTTATGCAACATGTTAAAATAGATACTCCGCAGTATGTTTGTTTTAATCAAAAGACTGGAGAAATTTTTAGTGTAGGACCTAGTATTGAGCCAGGCTATCAGTATGTTGAAGTTACTGAAGAAGAGATTGAGCCTATTAAAACTTTTAAAAAAAATATGACCGATTATGTTGTAGCTTACAATCGAGTTGAAAAGGCATTTGTACTTAAAGAGAATATCTATATCGAACACGAAGCACAGTTTACACAGATCATGCCTGTAGATGAATCTGCAATGTATGATTTGCTTTTAACGGTTGACAATAAGGCTAAAAGATGTTATATTAGTACAGGTATAGAACTATTAGATACAATGAAAACAACTAACGTAGATTTCCAAAAAGAAATTACTTTTAGTTTTACAAAGAAAGGCGATCCGCATGTATTATACGATATGATTACGTTTAATATTGCAGATCCAAAAGAACATACAATTAATATTAAAGATACGTATAGTATCTATGCAAGTAGTGATATGGCAACTTGTATGTATAAGGAATTATAATGAAAGTAAAAATTGCAGAAATAGATATAATTTATTTAAGTTATGACGAACCAAACGCTGATAAAAATTATGCAGACTTGTTAACTAAAGTTCCGTGGGCAAAGCGTGTACATGGTGTAGAAGGTTCTGATGCGGCACATAAAGCCTGTGCTGAACTTTCTGAAACAGATAGATTCATTACAGTAGACGGTGATAATACTATACGGCAAGATTTTATTAATCAAGTATTAGACTTTGATGAACATACAGACTTAGAACATAGTGTAATTAGTTGGTGTGGTAGAAATTCTGTTAACGGATTGCTATATGGCAATGGAGGATTAAAATGCTGGCCAAAACAATATGTGTTAGATATGAAAACACACGAAAACGCTGATCCTAATAATAAACAAGCACAAGTAGACTTTTGTTGGGACTTACAGTATATCCAACAAAATAGTTGCTATTCAGATGTACATAATAACGAAACAGCACATCAGGCCTGGCGAGCAGGATTCCGTGAAGGTGTAAAAATGGCACTTGATCAAGGAGTCAAACCAACTAAGGAAGAATTTTTAAACGGACATTGGAAGAATTTACACAGACTATGGATTTGGTTAATGGTTGGTGCTGATGCTAAAAACGGTAACTGGGCAATATTAGGTGCTAGAGAAGGCCTTAGTATGACAATGCTTAGTGATTGGGATTACGTACAAGTACGTGATTTTGAATATCTTAATCAGCTTTGGGGCGGAAGAGACGAAATGCCTGCAGATGTTTTACACGATGAAATTTTTAATTATGGAAGCGAGTTAATTAATCAACTAGATTGCCCTATTGCTATCCAACCTTTTACTGAAGAACAAAGCATGTTCTTTAAAACTGTTTATCAAAATCCTAGTAGAAGTAGTAATCAGCAGTTTATAGACAAGGAAAAATAATGCAACAACCGCAACTAATTGAGGTCAAAGAAAAATTAGATAAAGTAGGTTGTGGATTCTGTCTGGCTAAATGGACACAAGTAACTATTCATTTAGGATCAGGATTAACGCACAGTTGTCATCATGTTAAAGCACATCCAATTGATTTAAACGAACTTGCAAAAAATCCTGGTACATTACATAACACTGGATTTAAAAAGAACGTAAGAAAACAGATGCTTAACAACAAGCGACCAAACGAGTGTGATTACTGTTGGCGTATTGAGGATAATACAGACGAATATAGTGATAGAGTTTTTAAAAGTAGCGATCCATTTAGTTGGCCAGATTTTGATACTATATCTAAGATGACTGGTGATGAAAACTTTTATCCTCGTTATGTTGAAGTAAGTTTTAGTAATGTTTGTAATTTTAAATGTGGATATTGTAGTCCTTCTTTTAGTAGTAAATGGGCTGACGAAATTAAAGAGCATGGCCCTTACACGTTCAAAGATACTAATTGGAGATATAATCAACCAGACGAACATCAAAAACAAATACCACAACGAGAAGCTAATCCGTATGTTGAAGCATTTTGGAAATGGTTCCCAGAAGCAGTAACACATATGCACACGTTTCGTATTACAGGTGGTGAACCTTTGATGAGCAAACATACTAATAGAGTAATAGAGTACTTGATGAATAATCCTCAACCTCAATTAGAATTTTCTATAAACACAAATGGATGCCCTCCATTAGCAAACCAATGGAAAGAATTTGTAGATAAAATTAAAATTTTAGAAGATAATAATTGTATACAAAGATTTGTTTTGTTCGTAAGTGCAGAAAGTAAAGGAGATCAAGCAGAATATAATAGATATGGTATGGACTGGACAATGTTTACAGACAATGTTAAGTATTATCTAAAACAAGCAACAGGTAGTTTAGTGTTTATGAGTGCATTTAATGTGTTAAGTATTCCTACATTTTTACCTTTTCTTAAGTATGTCGCTAGACTTAAAGGCGGATACAAAAATGATATTATAGTAGATATACCTTATGTAAGAAGTCCAGGATTCTTAGATGCTAAAATTGCTACTAGTAATTTAATTCAAGATTACTTACATCCGTGTATTCCTTATATGGAAGAAAACAATTTTAATGATAGAGAAAAGTCTCAAATGAAGCGTATTGTAAAAGACTTAGATGTAAGACAAGACAATACTAAGTTCAAACAAGAGACAATTGAAGGTCGAAGAATGTTTTATGAATGGATACAACAATACGATAAACGACGAGATGTTAATTTTTTAGAAGTATTCCCTCAAATGAAAGATTTTTACGAGGAGTGTAAAAAGTGCATGATATAATCTTTATAAGTTACTTTGAGCCAAATGCGGAACAAAATTTTGACGATTTGTACAATAGATTTAATACTGTTGGAGTATTTGGTGACAGAGTAAAGCGTGTTACTAATGTCAAAGGTATACACAATGCTCACGTTGAAGCGGCTAAACTTGTAAGAACTAGTTACTTCTATGTAGTTGACGGTGACGCAAAGGTCGTACAAGACTTCAAATTTGCTTATATAGCAAAGGAAAAGGATATTGTACATGTTTACCGTAGTGCTAATCCTATCAATAATTTAACGTATGGGTATGGCGGTGTAAAACTGTTACCTACAACACTAACACTTAACATGGACACAACTACTAATGACATGACTACGAGTATTAGTGATAAGTTTAAGGTGATGAACGAAGTAAGTAACACCACAGCATTTAACACTGATCCTTTTAGTACTTGGAAAAGTGCTTTTAGAGAATGTACAAAATTAAGCAGTAAAACGATCAAAGGACAAAAAAATGACGAAACAGAAGAAAGACTACACATATGGACAACAGTTGGAGGGGATGTTCCCTTCGGCGATTACGCTATTGCAGGTGCTATTGCTGGCAGGGAGTTTGGGCTTTCTAACAAGTCTGATATTAAGTTAATTAATAATTTTGATTGGTTAAAGGAAAAATTTAATGAGCAATACAGTTAATCTACTTAACGGATTAGAATATCTTTATCCTGAAAATAAAGTAGTTTCACAAATGAAGCGTACTCTTACTATGTTTCCTGAAAGTGAAACTGCTATGGTAGATGCTTTTAGTTTAGGACAATTAGAAAGTAAACTGTGGCTTATTGAAAATTTACCCGACAAGTTAGGAACTGTATTTGTTTGTGCAGGCTGGTATGGTACACTTGCAAGTTTTATGTTTGAACGTGCAAGAGACAAATTTGACAAAATACGTAGTTTTGATATTGATAGTAGTTGTGCATCTGTTGCCGATAATATGAATAGACCCTGGGTAATGGACGGGTGGCAATTTAAAGCAAGTACATTAGATATTCTTAATATGGAATATCCAACTACACATACAACTTATAGAGCAGATGGCAGTAGTTTACAACTTACAGAAATGCCTGATACTATTATTAATACTAGTTGTGAACATATTAAAAATTTTGCAGATTGGTATGCAAAAATACCTAGTGGTAAGATGGTAATTTTACAGAGTAATAATTACTATGAAATTAAAGAACATGTCAACTGTGTTAAAGACATTTACGAGTTTAAAGATATGGCACCGATGAATGAACTACATTATACAGGTCAGAAAGAGATGTCTAAATACACAAGATTTATGTTAATTGGAAGAAAATAATGAGCGATAACATATATCCTAAATGCGAAAATGCAAGAAAATTATATATTACATCTAATAGCCAAGTGCGTCCTTGCTGTTGGTTAAGTGAATGGGAAGAAGTTTCAATGGATGAAAATTGGAATTTGAAAACCAATACTATAGAACATATTTTAGAAAATGAACTTTCTGCTTATGTTCAAGGGTTAAAAGAAAATCCTGAAAAATTTGCTTGCAAAATGTGTTATAGAAAGTGCAATCAACCTTTTACAGAAACAGCAAACCCTACACAGCAATATGTGATATTTGGAGATGAAGATGAAACGTGAACTACAAGACATGACACTCCATTTAGAGATGAGTAAACGCTGTTTATTGCAATGCCCTAAATGTCCTCGTACAAAATATACAGGACATTATAAAATTGATGATCTGCCAATTGAACATATGAAGACAATAGTCAATGCTACAAATCCTAGGAGAGTTACTTTTTGTGGTAACTATGGAGATCCGCTATATCATCCTAAAATTTTAGACGCAGTTAGATTTCTACATGATTCGGACATCCCATTTGAATTTCACACTAATGGCTCTGGCAAAAAAGTATCCTGGTGGGAAGAGTTTTATAACTGTTATGAAAATAAACCATACGGAAGAAAAGAAATTAAAAGTACAGTGTGGTTTGGATTAGATGGATTAGAAGATACTGCACATTTATATCGTGTAAACACAAATTGGAAAGAAGTTTTCGATGCAATGTGTTTAGGTGTTAAGATGAATCAAGAAATAATATGGCAATGGATTCCGTTTAGTTTCAATGAACATCAGATTGAAGAAGCAAAGAAATTAGCAGAAGACAATGGTATACATCTACTATTACGTTTAAGTGATAGGTGGGACAGCAGACAAGGAAAGTTTGATCCATTAGAACCTACAGAAAAGTTCAAGCCTACAACTCGTCATACCGGTAATGGATATATTCATGAAAAAAAGTAAAAGAAAAAATAAAATACATTGTGCATATGTAGAAAAAGGAATACGAGTTAATTTTTTAAATAAATCTGGACACCCGTATGTACGTGCTACACCTTGTTGTCATTTAGATAAAGATTTTATCGAAGACCGATTTAAATCATTCACTCCTTTAGAAGAAAAACAATCAATTGAAAAGCATATAACTTTAAGACATTTTAAGTCACATTTCAAAAAAGGAACATTTCATCCTGCTTGTGGAAGTTGTATAAATGCTGAAAAATCTAACAACGATAGTGTAAGATTAAAACTTAATAAATTAGAAAAAGAAAATCCAGATTTTGATTATTTAAAATTAGATGTAGTGATGTCTAATAAATGTAACTTAGCATGTCCTTTTTGCAGTCAAGGCTCTAGCAGTTTAATTGAGACACTTGCAAAAAAATATACATGGCACTTGCCTATGCATTGGAAAAAAGGAACACTGGAACAACCTGATACTAAACTAGTAGGAAAAACATGTGCTAATTTACTAAAAAAATATAAAATCCATACTTTTAAAATTATTGGAGGCGAACCATTTTTAATTGAAAACTGGGAACCTATAGGAAAAGTATTAGATGAAAACTATTGTAGCGATTTAAATTTAGAAATTACTACTAATGGTACAATAATGAATGATGAAATTATCAAAAGACTTTCTAAAGCAAAACATACTAAATTAAGAATTAGTATGGATTCAATAGGAGAGAATTATAATTTCATCCGCTGGCCTCATAATTGGGAAAAGATGAAACGTAATTTAACTTTTCTAAGGGATAATAAACCAGATAACTGTGACTATCAGATTTCTATTCTTGTTAATATATTGAATTTTGAATATCTACCTCAGATAGAAGAATTTTTAGTTAATGAAAATTTAAATTATGGATTTGACTTTACATTAAAACCTGTAGACAGTCCGTTACAATGGTATAATCTTCCTTTGCCAATTATTTTTCTAATACTTGAAAAAGTTAAAGACGAAACTATTAAAAACAGTATCAAACAACTTATGCATACAGAATCAAATGTTGATTTTGATCTTATTGTAAAAGACGTAAAGTTTTATCTTGATCAAAGGAATATGAAACCTGAACATGTGCTTGGACTTAAAACTAGAGGATTTTTAGATTTAAAATGATTTTAATAAAAACCGCAGACGGATTAAAACAATCTAACCTTGCTGAAGCAAAGACAACCTATAATAAATTTAAAGGTTGGTACTGTGGTGCAGGTATGGACTTCTTATGGATTAGTAACAAGGGCGAAGTTTTTGGTAATGTGTGCAGGAATAGCGGATCTTATGGAAATGTATTCAGTAATTTTACACTGCCAACAGAACCTATGATTTGTCCTGTCAAAAGTTGCTATTGTGCAAGTGATATTAATATACTCAAAAGTAAATCTATTGAAAATTTTAAAACACTAAAAAATGACATTGATTATAATGCTCCAAAGTATAGTGGCGAAGAAATTTTAGCACTAGAATCTGTTAACAAAGAATTTGCAATTAATTGGAATTTAGGACCAAGGTGCAACTACGATTGTAGTTACTGTCCTGCTACAGTTCACGATAATTATAGTCCTCATATTACATTTGAGCAATTTAAATTAGCATTTGACAAAGTATTAGATCAAATAGGTAAACAAGAAAATTTAAAATTAACGTTTACTGGAGGAGAACCTACTATTAATCCAGAGTATATGCAAATTGTAGATTATGTAGTTTCTCATAATGGAAGAGTTTATACAAATACAAATGGAACAGCTAGTATAGATAAATTAAAAAAACTTTGTAATGCCGGCGGCTTGCATATTAGTGTACACACTGAATTCTATCAAGCAAATAAATTAGCAGATAAAGTCAGCCAGTTATCACTAGAACAAGGAGTATGCATTGTTAAGTATATGTTAGTACCGGGAAGATTGCAAGAGTGTAAAGATTTTATCAACTTGCTTCCTTCTAGTAACGGATCATACAGAATCAATATAGAGCCTCTAGTTGATAAAGCTAACGGTAACAAAATACTAGATTATACACAAGAAGAACTAGAATATCTGAGAACACCCAAATGACTTTTAAACAACCAGAAAATGTAATTGCTATACAAAGCAATAGACCACAGGATTTTTTTTATGTACATTGGAACATAGGAAGACGATGTAATTACGATTGTAGTTATTGTCCTGACAGTTTACATGATTTTAAAAGTTCGCACCGCAGTCTTGAAAATTTAATTGAAATAGCAGAAAAACTTAAAGCAAACATTCCTTCAAGTAAAAAGATTAGAATATGGTTTACAGGCGGCGAACCAACAGTTAATCCAAATTTTCTTAAGTTTTGTAAATGGTTAAACAATGACGGAAGATTTGTAGTAGGGTTAAACACTAATGGTAGCAGGACCAAAGAATACTTATTAGAACTTATGAGCTATATCAACATTATTCAATTTAGCAGTCATTTTGAGTATGTAGAGGAAGACAAATTTCTCCCTTCAATGAAAGCGATAAGCAATTATGTAAGTGACAAACATGGAAAAAGCATGAGTCTTAATCTAATGATGGAACCGGAGCATTGGGATAAAGCAGTAAGAATGGTTAAGTATTGTATAGCTCATAATATTCCTTATCATATGAAACGCATAAGACCCAAAAGTGTTGTACATGAAGGTAAGAATCCATATTCGCCTGTTTATACAGAAAATCAAATAAAATTTTTAACTGATAATGAATATAGAAATGTAGTGCTAGAGGAATACGATGATTGAATTTTTTAAGATAGGTGATTATCAATTTCCTTATGATCCTACATTAGAAAAAGTAGGCTTAAAAATCAGCGGTGGAGCAGATAGTAGTTTAATAGCATACATTTTAGGATTACTAAAATCACAAGGTTTAATTAAAAGCCAAATAATTACAATGACCAATGAGCATCATGATCGTCCTTATCAGATAGATTATACTAACAAAATACTAAACTACATTACACAAAAAACAGGAAGTGTTTTTGAATATAGATGTTCTGTGTTTTCTCCAAGTGCAGAAGAATACAACATGAATAGTAGTGCTATAGTACAAAAAACAAAAAATAGTTTAATGTTTGGTAAGCATTATATGGGTATAACTGCTAATCCTCCAATCGAAACAGGAATAAAACAAGAAGATTTAGAACGCACACACGATAGAAATAAACTAGTATATACTGATACTAAAATTACACCGTGGATTAACTACGATAAGAAAGATATTGCTAACATTTATAAGCAATTAGACATTATGGAACTTTTTAGTATGACTAGAAGTTGCGAAAATAAAACCTTTGACTTTACAAAGCATTGCGGTGAATGTTGGTGGTGTATAGAACGTAAATGGGGATTTGGAAAATATGAGTGATATAATTGTTTACGACAAAGACGGTAATACTCAAGAAGTTTGGGCTAACGATATGGTCAAAGCAGAAGAAGTAAATTTTGAAGGCTGGCTCTGTGGCATTGGCTTAGAAAGTATTGACATAAAAAGCAATGGAGATATTTACAGAGGCACGTGCAGGATAGGAGGTCCTATCGGACACATCGATGATGAAGTTTGGAATTTGCCTACAGACTTTATTGAGTGTAATAAGAATAGCTGTACTTGTGTAGCTGATATTAAAAGTACTAGGTATAAAGACCAAGAAACAAGAAACAAATTAGAAAGTAAAGTTAAACAAGTAGTAATAGGAAAGGGTGGAGATGAGAGTTCAAATAATTTTTGAGGACGATACTGTTTTTGACTGGCACATGCATAACAATTCATTTGTAAAAAAATGGGTAAGCATGTTACAAGAACATATTGTTAATGTTCCTAAATTACATAACTATGAGCTTACATTACAAGGATTAGGTCCTGCTGACGAATTTAAACGCCTTAATAAAATTATTGACAAATGTAATGAACATCGTGCAAACACAATTCCAGATCATTATGTTAATAAAGCAGAATACACATTACAAGAATTAAGCGAAGTACACTATATCTATGAAGAAATAGCACAACAGCCCGAATGGCTTAACGGATTGTTAAATGAAAATGATGCTATAAAAGCAAGAGACTTACTAAACGATTTTATTCATCAAGCAGAAAGCAGAGCTGGAAGTAATTTAAATTTTCAAAAAAGAATAACTCCAAGAGTTAGATTTAGAATTGTTAATCCTGAAACAGGCGTGCCTAATGCTCGTAAAGAAGATTTTCAAGATTTAGATTATAATTTATTTGATCCTATTGTACATCCTAGTATAATGTATTTAAATTATAATGCAATAGGAGAAGACTTTATTAAAACTTATAAGAGTGAACGCGAGCCTAAAGATGCTGTGCCTCTAAGACAATTTAGTCCTAGTTTCTTTTTTGTTTTACATGCTATTGATTATGACACACAATTTAAACGGATCGAACGTTGCAAACAATGGATGCAACAAGGTGGCTTTGATCCTTTAGATGTTAAAAATTCTTTTGGATATATTCCTATGGGAACTTTATTCAAAAGTGAAAATGACAGTGTTTATGAAAATGCATTGTTAAAATCTAAAATTAAAAAGGTAGTGATTTTATGATATTTCCTAAATGTATGATCGGAAGAGCACCTCAAATTACATATACAGGACATGTTTTACCCTGTTGTTGGATACCATATGAAAAGGAACTAGAGTTTGTAGACGGACTATCTAAAATAAATCCTTTTTGGCGAGAAGACTTTAATTTATACAACAATAAATTTATGGACATTGTAGACAGCCCCGAATGGAATACCATGTTAGAAACTATTTACAAAGACACGCCATTAAAGTGTTCAATTAAATGTAGCGAGTTTACAGTTAGCAAAACTGGAAAAGCGGAAACTGGAAATACTACAGTGCCAAAAATAAATCCATCAAAAACAGACAAACAAGGATATATAGAAACACTATCAGAAAGCCAAGAGATTTTTGAATACACTAAAAATAAAATTGTAGACTATAAAAAAGTTCAATTAGAAACTACAAGTAGATGTAGTTTAAAATGTCCTTATTGTCAAAGGACAGTAGAAGCAGGAACAGGTAAGTATTATAAATCCGATTTGACATTAGAAATACTCGAAGATGTTTTAACCACTCCATATATTGAAAGAATAGATGATTGCGGTCGTTATGGAGATCCTACATTTTACAAACAATATCATGAGTTCTTAGATTTAGTTGCAGATTCAAATATTAAAAAATATAATATGAGTGTTGCGGCTACAGGACGAGGCAGTAATTGGTGGGAAACAACAATAGATAAATTTATTAAAATTAAAAACACTGGAACTATACCTATCATTACATTTGGAATTGACGGGTTAAAGGACACTAGTAATAAACATAGGATAGGACAAAACTTTGACGAAATATGGAATGCTATGATTGACTGCCATAATGCAGGTATTAAAGTTTTGTGGCAAGTTATTCCTACAAGTGCTAATGAACATCAAATTGAAGAAATTAAAGAGATAGCAGACAGATTAGGTATTGAAATTAGAATGGTGTTAAGTAATAGATTTAGGGGAAGAGATGATCCTCTTACACCGGTTAATTTGGACCTTAGTTATATCAAATAAATATTAGTATGTTAAAAAATATTATTAAAAATAGGTATAGTGCTAGAACATTTCTTGACATAGAAATTGAGCAAGATAAGATTGATTACATTTTAGAATGTGCAACACATGCTCCTAGTAAACAAGGAATATATCCTTACAAGATTTTTGTGTTAGGTACTAGTGACAAAGCACAAGAAATAAAAGAGTGGTTATTCTGGGAAAACACCTGGTGTGTAAATGGACAACGTGCCATTCCAGAAGGAAAGGATAGCAATAATAAAAGATTTAATGGCCAATATAAAGCGCCGCTGGTGCTAATATATGTGGGATATCCTCCTAAATCTGTAGAAAATCATATATCTGCAGATTATATAAAAGACTTTTTAAAAAACTCTGCCGATAAAATTAATACTGACGCAACTGTTAGTGCAAGTTTTGCAATGTTAGCCGCTGAAGAACAAGGGCTTAGAACTTGCTTTGGTAAATGCCACGATGAAAAATTAGTATCAGAAAAGTTAGGAATACCCTCGAAAGCAGTAATGGTAGTAGGTATAGGTTATGCAGAAGATTATGAAGGAGAGGACGGAATACTAAACCAAGAAGTTTACAAAGACGGTATCCTACAAGGACAGCAACCAAAAAATTTACCACAAACAACAAATATTCCAGATCATTACGATCGCCAAAGAAAGCCAAGCAACATTATGGTGGAAGTATGAGAACACTTGAACATGTTAAAAGTATAGAAGAAAATAATTCTGATCCCTTTCAACTTTATAATTTTATCAGCAGAGTTGAAAACCAAGAACTTATTAAATTTTATGATAATACAGATAAAGAAATAAAAGCAACAGGACCTACAATAGTACGTCCTGACCTATCATTACCTGTATTTAAACAAATATTTAATAGAGTACAAGAAACTATAGGTGAAGATGTACGTTTAGAATCAGCATTGATATTCAGTACTCCTTGGGCACATGTAATACATAATGACGACGATGTTAAAGGAAATGCAAAGCCTTATAAAGCATTAACTATTCCTTTAGAATTATGGGGAACAGCAAAAGATACTGATATAAAACTAATGATGTTTGATCAGTATTATTATCATGGCGGCAAAAAATTTTACAATGGTGGCCCTGCCCCAAAAAAAATTGCAACCAATCTGCCTTTACTAGAATACAAAGATGTTAGTTACATTAATAATAAGGGTATACCTTATGATGTAAAGAAAAAATATCTTACACATTTACAAGATAACTGGCTAGAAGGATTATCAATCCATAGTTATTTTCCTTGGAAAATTAATAGTGCAATAATTTTTGACAGCACAAGATTACATAGTAGTAGTAATTTTAATGCTATAGGAGTTACTAAAAAACTAGCACTCAGTATCTTTACCTACCTACCATAGATATAGATAAGTATTTTTATGGTAGACTATAAGACTCACGACAAAAATGGTAACCCTTTAAATATTATAGATAATTCGCCTATTGAAGGTTATATAAGTCCTGCAAAAAGATGGGCTAATGAACCAGACTGGTTTGAACCTACGCAAGAAGATTTAAAATGTGAACTACAGTTATCTGCTTTAGATTTTTGGGAACCATTAAAACAAAAAGTTAAAGAAAAAGAGTTCAGTTCTCAAATTGAACCTTACAATAATAAATGGATACCTTATTTGCGTAAAGAAGGTATTATGAATGATAGAGAAGGAATGTTGCTTTCAGGTCTCAACGGTGATACCTATACAGATAGTCTAAGCATGCCTGAAGCAATAAAACGTTCAGGGAAATATTTGTACGATAAGGACTTTAAATATCCAACAGAACTTTATAATAATTTAACATGCTTGCACCCTGTATTAGATATGTTTGGTCCTCTTGGCAGAACTGTTTTAATTAAAATGAACAAGGGATCTTTTTTTGTACCTCATAAAGATGATCCTTGGCTGGTTAGAGACTGTTTTAGGATTGCCGCTTTCTTTGGTAACACTCGCAACTTTGAATGGGAAATGTGTGGTCAGAAAGTTGATATTGAGCCTGGAAGATTTTATTATATTGATACACGTAAAACTCATAGAACACATTCTTGGCAACATAGTAGTATTCATTTAATTGTAAATATTCCAAAGACTTGGAAAAATGTTATGACACTTATAACAAATTTAGAAAGAGCTCCATGAAATTATTATGTGATGGATGGTGTGCCGACTACGATATCAAACTAAAAGGTATGCCCAAAGATGAATTACAAGAAGTTTTTAAAGACATATACAAATACCTTGTTCTAAATTTTCATAATCAAGATTTAGACGAAGCAGACCTATTGCGTATTAGTGAAGTAGTAGGTAGTGTGCAGAAGCAAGATCCTAAAGACGCCCAAAGGGCTCACGGCGGTGGCGGTGATGTGTGGGCAGGTGAAGGCATACTTAGAGTAGGCGGCGACGATTTGACAGGTAAGCCTAGTCTGTTTAGTCACAAGCATGATTTAGATTGGCATGCTAATCAACCTAGTAATCCTAAAAGAAAACATTTAATTTGGTTATATGCAGTAACTGGCACCGTTGGAAGTCGCACAAGTTGGTTGAATAATGCATGGTCATACGAAGACTTACCTGCTGACATAAAAGAGACTCTTGAAAATGTTCATGTTTATTGTGGTTATCAAGCAGGTAGATATAGCGATACTCCATTATTTAAAGACCATATACAGAGAGATAATCCTGTAAAACTTATTCAAAATTTTGGCGAACATAAAGGAATCTTTTTTCCTTTTTATCAAATATTTGAAGTTGTAGGATGGGATAAAAAAGAAAGCGAAGAACTTATTTCATATCTACAAAATCATATATTGAACGAAAAATATATGTATCACCATCATTGGAAAAACGGCGATCTCAATATAGCTGAACAAATTGTTACTATTCATAAAAGATGGCATTTTGAACAAATGGGTCAACGTATACTTTGGAGAGTAGCAAGTGGTCACGAAAATTTGCAGTGAAATAATGGCTCTTAGTACTGCGGTACGAACTAACGTACTTGCGGATGTAACCCACGCTGTATCGGGCTTAAAATGCGATTTAGACGGTATATATCCGTACTCTACAAGTATAGTTGATTGGCTTAAACCAGTTGTAGATCTATCGAATTTCCATGTGTATCCTATGAACGGTATTACACAAGGGCTAGATTGGTGGTACGATAAAGAGCGTAGAGCTGTAACAATGGAACGTGGAGACTATCAATGGATACATCCAAAAGCAGGAGTAAAACGTATTCATTATATTAGTGTGCCTAGTGCTATTGACGGAAACTTTATAGACATACCCAGAGACACACCTACAGCAGTTGACCTTGCATATTTAGGAAGCACAGATATACATAAAATAGATATACCAAAAAATGTAGAGTATGTGTTTTATAGTTTAAGTAAACCTTTTGGTGTACGTAATGTTCGCACAGGTTGGATTTTTACTCGCAATCTAGATACAAGATTAGATGCTATTACCAATAGTGCTAAGTACTATAACTATTATGCAAATAGTGTTGCAGAAACAATCATAAACAAATTTGATATTGACTATGTATGGAATACTTTAAAAGACAAGCAAATAGATATTTGTAATACATACGGATTCACACCAAGTGATAGTGTGTGGCTTGCAACAACAAACAATCCTGCATACGATAAATTTAAAAGAGGAGATGTAAATAGGTTATGCCTCGCACCGTGTTACTAGGAACTATCTCAAGTGTATATCACGATTGGGTACCATACCCTGTAGGATGCCTCATCTCTCATTGTATGAAAAATCCTACTATAGCAAAAGACACAACTTTTTTAGAACCTTTGTATAAAAGCAAATGGGATAATGAAGATACACATGCAAAATTAAAACAAGCAGACATACTTGGACTTACATGTTATGTATGGAATCAAAATGCAAACGATGAAATTTCTCAGTTATTTAAAAAATATAATCCTAAAGGTGTAATTGTATACGGCGGTCCTAATGTACCAGAACAAAATTTACAAGAATTTAAACGTCCTTATGTAGATCATTATATGACCGGTCCAGGCGAGTTACAATGGGAAAAGTTTTTAGATCCTACTAGCAGTAGTGAGTATGCTATACCAACTCCTTATACAGATGGAATATTTGATGACTTACTAAAACGTGAAGATGATATTGCAGTAGCATTTGAAACCAACAGAGGATGTCCATATCATTGTGCATTTTGTGATTGGGGCGGAGTAAGTCGCAGTAAAATTACAAAACTAAAAGATGCCGCAGTAAAAGAAACTATAGAGCATGTACTGAGCTTTGACAATGTAAAGCGTTTAGAAATACTAGATGCAAACTATGGCATATTTCCTAGAGATGTAGATTTTGTACAACACATTGTTGATAATAAAAAGCGTGACGATATGATGCTTACTTTTGCTGGCTTTGCAAAAAATGGATCTCCATACTTGCCTGAGATCATGAATCTCACAATGGATAATTTTAATGACAAAATGCGTAATGTAAAAATTAGTTTGCAAACATTATCGCCAGATGTACTAGATACAATTCAACGTAAGAATATTAGTACAGACAAACTATTGCGTATAATGGATCAACTAAGAGATATCAAAGTAAATTCAGAACTTATTATAGGCTTGCCAGGAGAAACAGCAGACAGTTGGGCAGATACATTATTCAAACATCCAGAACTAGGTATTGATTTTGCAAGAAGTTATCCTTTATATGTTTTACCTAATACACCTATGGCAACAAATGAATATAAAGAAGAATACGGAATAAAAACTAAAAAAATAATTTTGCCTAATAAAGAACAGTTTGAAATGATATATCAATGTAATAGTTATGATTTAGAAGAAATCACAAAAATATATCTTACTTGGTGGTACTTTAACACATTCTATAATTTTGGCATTGATAAATCAGTCACAAAAGAAACAATGAAAACTTTTTTTAATAACTTAGACAGCATGCCTTATGTTAGTTGTTGTGTTGAAGAAGTACGTATGGCATTACATAGAATATTTAAACCTGAGGACGAATTGCATCTAGAAGGATATGATTATAGTTTTTTACATAAACAGTTAGGCAGAGGAAAAGAATTACTTTATTTCAAGCAAAATCAAAAACAGATATGTAAAGAACTAGGAATCAAGTTTAATATCAATAATGATGATAAAGAATTAGGGAGTGCATTTGCATATATAAAATGAAAGATATAATTTTTACACCATTAGCAATTCCACCTATTCCGAATAAACAAAAAATATTAGATAGGTTCAATGCACCTGATTTTTATATTTGGTGGGATGAAGAAACATTATTAGGTGAAAAGGAAAATAATAATCCTTTAGGTAATCCGCAACAGTGGACAGATAAAGCAAAAGAAAATTATCCTGAGCTTATAGAATGGATCGAAACTTATATTCCTTGTGATGATTTTTACTATATTCGTATTGCAAGAGCTAAACATTCAATACCTCCACACATAGACGGTAATGCTGTTAAACCAACACATAAACATCATCTTGCTATTATGCCTGAAACATTGGAATATAATATGGCGCATGAACCTATTGGTTATCGTTTTGTTGTTGCAGGTAGCAAGGATAAAATGTATATGTGCAAAGACTATGATTATACAAAGGACATGTCTTGGCAACAAAAGCATAGATGTATTGTGCCTGAAGAAACAGATGCGTTCTTAATACGCAACCAAGACCAAGCACATGGAGTTGAAGAAGATACTGAAGATAGACTAATAGGATTTATACTTGGTAAAGTTAATGCCAGGAAGCATTGGGATCTAATAGAAAAAAGCGTAAGTAAGTATAGTGATAAAGTTATAAGGAAACAAGATGTATTCAATGCATGATGGCGCAAATATTAGTGTACACCAACAAGTAGCCAAACGACTACAACCAAAAACGTGTGTAGAGATCGGAACTTATTATGGTGGCATCACATACAAGTTAAGTAAGATGCTCCCTGATAGTCATTTCTTTGCTGTGCAAAGTTATCACGATCATAAACTTAATCACATGCCCAATACTGACAGAGGCGAATATAGTATTGGTCAAGCAAGAGAAGATAAAAGTGAAGGGCTTGATAAGAACCTTAAAGAACAAGATTGGAAGCGTAGTGTTAAGAGACATTTTCCAGAAGAGTATCACGACTATTTTGATTTTAATCTACTAGCAAAAACATTTGAAGACTGTAACAATGTAAGTATTATATTAGATACTAGTCCTTTTAAGTATGATTGGAAAATTGGATTTGATCTAGCAATATTTGATGTATCACCGTTGTTAGAAGAAAACGTAAAACAATTTAATTATTGGTGCAAGTACGGCAATCATCATGCTAACATACTTATGGGTGCATATAATCATCAACAAGAATTTTATGATTATGTAGACAAAAGATATAAAGCAGAAAAAATAGGAAATGATTATGTTCTCGTGTGCATATGAACTTAACATAGACATCACACAAGTACGTGAAGAACTACAACATCTAAATAATCCTAAATACAAGTATGCAGGCTACGATGATATGTGCTTTTACGTATCAGACGAAACAGTAAAACAACAAAGTTGTGATGCTGTTGTAAGTTTCAAAGAAAAATTTAATAACGGTTTTGTAGATGGCATACGTTTTCTTAACATGTATCCAGAACAAAAATATTTGCCCCACGTTGATTCCAATGAACAAGGATTTCATAAAGACATACCTATGGATGTACAACATCCTGGCAATGTAAATATTTTGTTAAGTAAACCAGTTGGTGATACCACAGTATGGTATATAGATCCTGACCTTAGGAAATTATGGCCTTGGGCATTTAGTAACAACGGAGATCTATTTCCTGATAATGTTAATAATTATATTACAAACGAAACCATGGGGCAAGATAGATCAACACTTCAACAAGTAGATAAATTTAAACTAACTGACAAAGCAACATTGTTTAATACGTCTGCACATCATACTATAATAAGTGAAGATGTAAATGAACCACGCTCTAGTGCATGTTTTATATTTTGGCCATACAATAGTTGGCAAGGTATAGTTGAAGCAGTAAGAGCAAAGAGATTATTGCATGACCGCATGGAATAAAGAAAAAATCTTTATACATATTCCTAAGACAGGCGGAATAAGTATGACGTCTACAATGGGCAAAGTAAATATTAAACCACATGCACCTATATGTGATCCAACACTTCCTAAATTACCTAGTTTTACAGTAATAAGAAATCCATATGAACGTGCAGTTAGTTGGTGGAAGTATTCTAAACAATACGGAATTGATGTTGGATTTTTAGAATATTTGTATGTTTATTTTGACAAGCCATGGCCTAATTGGCGTAAACAATTTGAAGAATATACAACTACAACAGCAGATTTCTTTTTAGGAGAATTTAAACCTAGTATTCCTATGATGGATTATATAACAATTAATCATAAAATTGCAGTAGATGAAATTATAAGATACGAAGATATGCAAATCCAAGAACGACAAAATGTGTCTAAGTTCAAAATAAATATTAATGAGGTACTCACACCAGAAGCAAAAAACGTTATAGAACACTATTATCGTGTTGATTTGGAAAGTTTTGATTATGAATAAAAAGCATTTACCTAGTATATACAACTATAATTTAAATATCGACTTAAAAAAATTACAAAACGACTGTGATAAATTAGCAGAAAAATTTGTTGATGTACGCACAGCAAATCCTATGCTGTGTATGAATCATGAAGATTTAGTTAAGAATGTATACGACAACTTTGAACAGATAAACCTTACTACACCTAGTGAGATTTTACCGCACACAGCCAGCATTAAGGAGCGTCTAAGACGCCGAGAAGAACACCTTTATAATGTTCCTACTGACGATTATCCTGGTAGTTACTTTGAGCAAGTTATTACACAACTTAAAGCACCTGCAAGCCGTATAAGAATTACAAAACTTGCACCAGGTAAAAACATACCATTTCATGTAGACTATGATGTAAGTTATGCAGTACGTTGTATTGTACCTATCTACGGAGATAACCAAGTTATAAATTTATTTAAAAGAGATGGCAAATTAGAAGCATATAATTTAGAAAATGGAAATGCTTACTTTCTAAATATAGGATATCCACATGCAGTTGTTAACATGAGTAGCAAGCCACGTATTGCTTTAATGTTTAGTTTAGATGGGACAGACGATATTAGTCATCTTTCCAACGGTTCCTAACTTCAGATGTTATAAATGGCCAACCACTAAGATTAAGTCTTTGGCCACTACATGGTTCGACCCAGTGATCAAATCCTGTACGCATTATTACAAGCCTATTACGCTTTGGAAGTATACGCATATCTTCTGTACATAATTCGCCATCAGTCTCATCTGTAAGATAAAGCATCCATACCCAGTCTCCATAAACTTCTGGATCTTCTTTGTGCTTGCCTATGTGACTGCTAGGGGTAAACTTTTTGGCAAACAGTTGCATAGGTTCTAGATCCTGTGTAGGTATACTTGTGCCAATGTGTTCGCCTATTTCGCTCAACAACATTAGTCTATGGGGACTAGTTCTAATGTTATTTTTTATCATTTGCCATTCGTATTCTGTATATTCGCCTACATGTGACCCTGTTTCACTGTCTAGTTGTAACAGTTCTCCTTTGCAAAGTTCATCTAGTTCTTGTAGATAATCCTCTTCAAAAATATCGTCAACTACTATAACCATTTTCTTCCGCCCATTCTTTCCAAGTTGTGTTAGTATCCTCAATCCATTGATTGTTATGTTGTTTCCCTACACTATGAGGACCATTTATACTAGCCACGGCATGCAGTCTTACACTACGACAAGGAACTACAGCATGAGCTTTGCTTGTATTCAAAATAAAAGACTCTCCAGGCTTACAAAATACAGGACCGTCAGCAGTTTCTATGCTACTTGTAATTCCTTCACCGTCATTTAATAAAACATGATGATATCTAAATCCTGTATCACCGTCAGTGTGCCAAATAAATCTGCAATCGTGTTCCATATAGCTAAACCAAAAATTGCTACGCAAATTAGGAATAACTGCGTCGATTTCATTACAATGTTTTTTTCCTAATTCTTTAAAGTCTTTATGAACAAAACAATAAATGTTTAAATGCTGATCCGGTTCTATTCTAGCATTTTCATGTCTTAGTTTAACATAATACAAAACTCCTGAATCATAGTGATATTCATCCACATAATCTAACCAGTTCTCTTCATCCTTCATATCAAATCCTCTAAGTCCGTTGTATATGTCACGTTTATCCATAAGTTTTTCTGACCGACGCATATACACATTAAGATAAGTTTGATCACCAAAATTAAGATCTGGCCAAATTTCTTCAGTCATATCATAAAATAACTTTGTAAGTTCTTTAGTGTTGTTTACAGTGTCACAAAGAACAAATGCTTCTTTCATATGTTGATCAAACATTCTACTAACTCCTCTATCGGTTGCTCAAAGCAAATTTGAAAATTATATCTAGGGTATTCATTATTATTAATATAGTGAGGTAACTGTGTGTTAAACAATATAGGTTTTTCATGTGTAACAGTTGGACCGTCTATAAAATGGCAAGGTGCATAATCTTTATGCCAAAACAATGGAACAATTAATACAGTGTTCCTCTTCCATTTAGTATTATCTACATGTGCAACTACCTTTGCATTTGCAGGTTGATGTACAAACATTGTATAACAATTATAGTTAAATCTTTTAAAATAAGGTAAATCTAGGTCCCAACACAAGTTACCATCTTTTTTACCGCTTATGGTATCGTAACCAAGAAAATTTGCTTCAGGACTCTTACATAAATTTTCTAAAAAATTTACATCTTCTGAAGAAATAAGATCTGTTGTTTCATAAAACGGAATCATGTATATATTTGTCTTTTCATTTCTATTATTGCATCCATACACATCTCTATATTCATTACAAGCCATATACTGTCGCTAGAGCCCGGATTAAATAACGAGTGCGTTTTTAAAGTATTTAAGAAATAAATTCCACCTTCTATCCAATTAAGTACATTGTGATTTTTATAGTCGCCATGCATCCAATAAAAATTTGGAGGGTTTACATTTTTTATAGGTACAACTAATCTAAACGTTTCGGGAGACCGGCTCATTGCTTCATCAACATGAGGAGGAAAGTATCCACCAGGTGGAATTTTAATAAACTGTGTTCTTCCTAAAAAGTTCTTCCAAGGAGTTAATATTCTTTGTAATTCCTGACTTGAATTATATAAAGGTGTAGGAATTTTAAAATCTAATTCGCTATATAGTGTCACCTTCGACTTTAAAGCCTCTTCCTTCTGTTGGTCAGATTTTCTTAAACTGCCTTTACTTTGATTAAATTTTCCGTCTAACGATGTAACTGCTAAAGAATATCTTGGAATATGAGGTTTATTAGGATTATATTGAACCCATTCTGTATTATATTGTTCTATACTGGTTAGTATTTGTTTTGTACTAACTGAAGTTGTTAATTTAACAAAGTCACCGTTACTGATTAATGCACTAAATATTTCCCAACTCATTTGTTACCTCCTTTACTGCATCTTGTATAGTTATATCTGTTTCTAATTCTGGGTTATTGTCTAATATAGGATTTTCTTTTGTAAATCCCCATGTAAGATAAGGTTGCTTAAATTTTTTACTCATATGTTCTAGTGTAATTTTATTGTCCTTTTTTATAATGTCCCAATGATCTGTAACTTTTGCTTCTGTGATTTTACTACCAATGTTTATACATTTAATTTTGTTACGATACGCTCTTATACTAATATTAACTTGAGCATTTCCAATATCTGCACAATTTATCATACAATCCAGCTTATCTTCAAATATTTTCTCCACATCAAAATTTAAGTCATATCCTGTTGCTCTACTATAACCTTTAATACTGTGTCCTAGCTCTTTGCACTCATTAGCAATATGTTTGCCAAAGCCGCTTGTATGACCAGTTATGCCAATCGTAAGACCCATTGCAGTCCTCCTAAAGGAATTTCTTCTTGGGTAATTTTCCAATTATAAAAACTATGTTCTTGAAACCATTCAAGCAGTTTAGGATTTTCTTCCCTGCTTACCCATATATCTTTATAGCCCATATCAAGTGCCATCTTTGTACTAAAACCTAATGTAGCATTTCCTCTTTGCAGATCATCTTTCATTGTACCCCAATCATAATTTCGATCACGAGTATGACGGCTCATAATTCTAATGCCGCCGTTGTATTCTGGTCTTGCAATACCAGCACTATAATAAATTAAATGAGGATCCCAACCCATGCGGGCAAACTTTGTATGTTCAAACAAAGGCCACTTGCTATAGTTATCTGCATGTTTGTGTCCTTGTGTTTTTTCAAACAGTTCTTTAATGTCCTCTATGTGAGGTTCAATCTCTTCTAAACGCCATTTCATGATGATCTTTATGGTTTCCTTCGAACGGTGCGATTAAATTTACCCAAATATTATTAATCGGTCCTTTACTGTCATGCCCCCAAAAGTTCAATGCGCCAAAGCCGAAGTAGGCTAGTGCGTAAATTATTGCTAATACTACAAGTGCGTTGAATCCAAATACCAGTGTTAGTAGTATTGCGTTTGTAATGTAAATTAAATTTCTATGTTTATGAAAGAAAACTACTCTAGGATTTGTAATTATATCCTTTAAGAATTTACGTGGTATTCTCTCTACTCTCCATAGACTAAACAATATTGAATACCAAGGTTGATATTTTGCACTATGCGGATCTTTTGGTGTATCTGCATATACATGGTGCATACGATGTACACCTACCCAACCTAGCGGACTTCTGTTACCACAAAGCAATCCGCAGTATAGCATTACTATTTCTTGCCAAGGCTTTGCAGAAAATTCATTGTGAGAAAAATATCTGTGATATCCATACGTAATGCCAATAGTGACAATTAGCATATAGGCTAGATAAGAGAATAGAATAATATATAGTATTTGCATACTAATACTTATCTTTATTGCATTGGGGAGTTATTAAATAAGGTTAGCCCAAGAACCGTTTTCATAGCCTTGGAATTTATTATCTGAAGTATTATAGATAACCATACCATTTGCGGCTGTAAGTGCATCACGTTGTGTAGTTGTTAATGAACCAAATTGTACAAAGCCAGTTGCTTTAGCATTACCTAAAACTTCTAATGCTTCAGTTGGCTCAGAAAAGTCTGAGTTTGCAGGTTCAATTTTTACTTTTAATCCACCAAATACCTGATGAGAATTATAAAGTGATACGCCAGTCAATCCAGTATCATTATGACTCATGTAAGTATTATTAACACGAGTTTGCATAACAAATTTTTGTTGTCCGTCGACTCTAGTAACTAATGTGCTTGCAGGATCTGATCCTGGAGGTGCACCTACTCCCTGAGTGTCAAAGCCAAATTCAAGTCTTGCTGTTGTACCAATATTGCCTGTTCCGTTAACAAACAGTCCGCTTGTACCTACAGTTACTTTATCTGTATCTACGTTACCTGTAATTTTGCTGTTATTACTATCAATCAATACAGTTGAATCGTCTGCAAAAACAGAGCCTACCATATCACCTACAACTGAACCAAAGTGTGTACCTGTTGTATTACCAACTACGTTACCTGTTACAGACCCAGTTACATCTCCTGTTAAGTTACCAACTACGTTAGTTGCTGTTACTGAACTAGATACTACTGGTCCTACAATTTTTCCGTTTATAGCATCAACTAGGAGCGTTGAGTCATCACCATAAATGTTACCACGTATATCAATTTGTGGATTGTCAGTTGCGGCCCATTGTGTGCCGTTGTATACAAGGATTTGATCGTTCTGTGCGGCTAACGCTTGTACGTTACCTAAATCTTCTAAATTCTGTGTTGATACAGATACTGGAGTACCACCTGTTGTGGCTCCGTCTCCAACAAATACTTCTTTGCTGTCTGTTGTGTAAACAAGTTCACCTTCAGCTGGTACATAACCTGGACTGGTTTGTAGTGCTGTTTTAGTGCCTCGTTTGATTCGTAAAGTACCCATGTAATGCTCCTAATTCATTGTTACATGTATTTATATCAAAACTACGATATCTCTACTTTTTCTTTTTAGTAGGATTCTTTAAAAATGCTCTAGTTTGCTTTTGAACATCGCGTTTTACCTTTGTTGTATTTAATCTAAAGTCAACATGCACAATTTCATCGCCGTATTCGTTAAACAAATCGGCGATAGTATCGTCTAAATTTGCGCCTGTACTACGTTTAGCATTACAATCAATCTCCCAAATTTTACCTTCTTTAAATTCAATGCGTATTGAATGCAGGTAGTCAATAGGTATAGTCTGTATATCTATATCTCTAAAAACTTCGGGCCAATGTTTGATTACATCATCAGGTAGCGGCTTTGGCACTTTTAGTCTTCTTTGTAGTAGGAACAAGCTCTTCTGCTTGTGCTCTAAGCGCCTTTGCTTCTTTATATAATCTATCCGCATCTGAACGATATTTTGCGGCTAGGTCTGCATCAGTTAGTACACCATCATTAGGTGCCTGTAACTTAGCAGTTTGTGACTCAGCTACCACTGCTGAATTTGCTGTTTTTGGCATTTCGTTAACGCTACCAGCTTCAGTAATTGTTGTACCTTCTGGAAGTTCGTTAGGATCTTTCATTGCCAAGTCAGCAATAGTAACACCCCTTTGATCTGCAATAATCTTGTTAAGTTCATCTAGACCAATTACAGTTGCAGTGTTTGGTGTCATTTCAATTTCACTCATAGGTAATGATTGTAATTTACCTGTGCTGTGAAATCTTGCTAACATATTAGCACCGTCACTTAATTGTGTTCTTGCCATTACTTCTGCAAACTCAAATGCTGTTTGAGATGAGTTACTTTCAACTGTCTTAATTAAGACATCGTGATCTTCATCTCTAAGTGTAGCAGTATCAATTACTAAAGCATTTGCAGGAGGATTTTCTCCTGGAATAACTCTGTATGCTACTACAACTTTACGATTGTTTGTCTTAAGTCTGCCTACGTGTTTAATTTCGGCCATTATGCGTCTCCTTTAGGTGCTTCCGCTGGAGCAGTTCCTTCTTTGCCTGCTTTCGCTTCGTCTTCGGCTTTTTGAACTGTTTGTAGGAATGCATCTAATTTATTAAATGTTTTTCCAACTGCTTCCATTTCGTTAGCTTTAAATGCGCCTCTTTGTGATGCGACATCAATGATTGATCTTAGTACTCCAAGATCTTGTACAGTAAGTTCAACTGGTGCTGTTGACACACCTGCTTGTGGTGCTTCACCTGCGGGTGCCGCTTGAGCTTCTGCTGTTTTTGTTTCTTCAGACATATTATTTACTCCTTGTATGTATTATATATGCACTTAATATTTATTTGTACTTTAAAAGTGGACATGCTAAAACGAAATATGAAAGTTCTTTTGGATCCTCAAATCCTGCTCTAAGAACAGTTTCAATTTTATTCTCTTTAGTTAATCCTACTACCTTTTTTAGAAAGTATCTCTTTTTTAGATTAGAATTAATCCATTTAGAAATAGCAGTTTCAATGTTATAGGTATGTGGTAAGTCTATTGTAGCAAGATGTGAAGGCTCATAAGATAGCCTTCTTATCTCAAAAAAGTCTTGAGCTGTAACTTTATTTTTAACGATCAACGTGCCTCCTCATAGTGGGCAGTTACACCAAATGGTGCTTTAGTATTCTTATCATGATGACCGTGTATAATGAATACAGTTTCACAGTAGTCTGCATCACCCCAGCTACCAAACGGATAACCATCTGTAAACATAATAAACTTCTTAGGCTCAATGCCGTGTTCTTTCATGTATTTCCAGTTAGCATCAAAGTCAGTACCACCGCCACCTTGTATATCGTAATCAAGCAAGTCATCACCGCCATCTGAACTAAAGTCTTGTTCATTGTAAACATCTGTATCAAAAGTCCAAAGTTTAATATTATAATCTTTGTATTCTTCCATGATGCCTTTAATTTCACCTAAGAAATCTTTTGCTTGATGATCACCTATTGAACCACTCATGTCAAGTCCAATAGCAACATCAATGGTATCCATAAAGTTCATACCTGGAAGTATTGCACCAGTATGCCATCCTTTACGTGAAGGACGACTAAATGTATAATCGTTACGTATTGTAGATTGTATTTGCTGACGTAACAGTTCACGCCAGTTCATTTTAGGTTCTGTAAGTTCTTTAATAATACGTTGCACTTCTGCAGGAGTGTTACCAGCACCTGCGGCTTGTGCAGAACTTATCATGTTCTCTTTTATTTCATCACGTATTTTTTTAAGTTCATCTTTAGTATATGTAGGTCGGCCTTCGCCTTCTGCACCTTCTCCTTTACCCTTACCTTGATCTCCACCTTTAGGATCTTTCTCCCAATCAATATGTTCATCAAGTAAATCGCCAAGTGATTCTAAATACTCTTGTCCTTGTTGTTCTGCTTTTTCAAATAAGTCGTCGTATACTGCTTCACTCATCCAACCATCATATTTAAAGTCTTGATAGCATTGTACGATCTTAACCATCTCACCAATACGGTCACGTACTAGTGTATTGTTTACGATGTAATCACATGCGATATTGTGTAGTACTGGAATACGATCTTCTCTACGTGTAATATGATCAAATACACAATGCAAAATTTCGTGTGCGATTACAAATTCTATTTCCTTATTGCTCATAGCATTAAAGAATTGTGTGTTATAATATAAATGTTTACCGTCTGTAGCGGCAGTAGGACACCAATCATCACAGTTTTTAACAATAAGCCTAGTAGCCATATTACCAAAGAAAGGATGTCTAAGTAGTAAACCAACACGAGCAACGATAATTCTATCAGCTACGTCTACTCGCATTTCTGCAAGTTCTTCTGGTGTAATATCTGGATTAGGTTGAAAACCTTTTATATCTATGCCCATATTGTGTACTCCTTGTGTGCCATTTTATACTTATAGTATACAGTATTTAATACCATTTGTCAATAGTTTTGGTAAAATATTGGGCAAGGTCTTATGCATGCCTTGCCCAATACTACCGTGCCTATTAGGCACTCTGTGCGGCTTGGATATACTTACCAAAACGCTCATGGAACTCATCAAAACATTCTACTTCATCTGGGTCTATTGGAAGTGAATATTGTGTTAGAGCTAGTTTGATACCCATAACAACTAATTCAGTATCAAAGTTATCCATTGCAAAACGTAAAAAGTTATTTACTTTGTTGTCAAACTTCTTATCGTTTTTATCGCAGGCGTCTTTAAGTTCATAGCAAAGTGAAACAGTCAAGGAATACATGGCACTGATTTCTTTAGTTTCACAATCCTTAACCTTACCTTCAAGTATGTCAGTAGGGTCAGGAAGTTTTGAAGCAACCTTACGATGCGCCATAAACTTAACGGCAAGTCCTTCGCCGACAGAACCACTTACCAAATCGGTAGTGGTGTTCTCATCATCATCGTCTTCGATAAGCTCGGAAACAAATGACCAAGAACGAGGTGTAGCAAACGAACGACTTGGGCTCTTTGGATCAAAGTCATACAAGTCCTTCTTGCTAAATGTCAAGTAACCAACAACATCTTGGTGTATGTCGTGGTCTACTGCCCACTGGAACCAGTCATCAAAATCAACTGCTAGTTCTAAGTGAACAAATCTATTTGCTAACGGAGCAGGCATTCTGTACGTAACACCTTTGTCAGCATCTCTATTACCAGCCGCAACAATAAGAACATTGTCTGGCAGTTTGTATTGTCCAATACGTCTGTTAAGAATAAGTTGGTAAGCCGCCGCTTGTACAGCCGGAGCCGCAGAATTCATTTCGTCTAAGAACAATACGATATAATCGAATTGTTTTGCAAACTCTTCTGTTGGAAGTTCTTGTGGCGGTGCCCAAGCCATTACATTATCATTTGCTGAATAGTATGGAATACCTTTAATATCTGTAGGTTCCCATAGTGACAAACGAATGTCAATTAAGTGTGAATTTTTTAGTTGTTGTGTAATTTGTCCAACGATATCAGACTTACCAATACCTGGAGGTCCCCACATAAACACAGGACGTTTTTTCTTGAAAGCTCGCATAATGCTTTTTTTAGCGCCATTGGGCGAAACAGTACGTAGTGCAGTATTTTCCATATTATATTCCTCTTCTATTGTTATCAGTGCCATACTTTATTTCTAAGTATGTATATATAATACACTAAGTTATGCCAGAAGTCAACCACTTTTGGACGTTTTTTACAATTTATTTTTTTCGTACCATTTAATAGAACCTATGCGACAGACACCTTAAATGTACGATTTTCACGTCTAAATGGCTCTTAAACTGCGTTTAACGTTTTTCTGGGGTGTTTGTATGTATTAGACTATAAGACCGTTATAAGAGCATTTAATGACGTTTTATTCGTGCCGTTTCATGGCCTTTGTAAGTCCGTACTTGCGTAAGTCACCACTAAAAAGATGTAATTCCATGCTCTTTTTTTCGTCTGTAACCCATATACTGTATGTGGTTAGATAGTAAGGGCATGTAATAAATTGGTCTAAAAATATGTAAGTTTGTGTCGTAAATTTGAAATCCCTAGGAAAAGGAATTTCATACATCTGTATATCTAATTTTTCTTGTAAAAAATCAAAGCCGTCTTCAGTAAGTCTTAGTCCGCCTGTTGCTTTACCTCTGGTGTTTTGCCACCAGTCTGACATATACTGTTTAACATTGGCATCGCTAATAGCAATATCTGATTGCTTTAGAAAGACTTTAGTAAATGTTTCTTTCCAGTTCATTTCTTTCCAGCTCATTCATCTGTAACCAGTTCACCTGAGGTAAGTTTATATACTGCAAAGTCTTCACTTCTAAATAAATCGTTTAATTTTTTTGCTAGATTGTGTGCATGTCCTGGATTACTAAAGGATACTTTTTTATACTTTGGTCCAGGATAGTTTGTTATTGCGTTTGATGTCTTTAGATTAAACGGAGCACCTTTAAAAAACACAGCCCAAATAGCTTCAGCCTGTAAAACTTGCTCGCACTTATAAGATGCTTTGTCAACATTTTCTAAAATAATCGTTGGTTTTGGTCTACTCATATGCGTATCCTTTTAATTAACTACGCATATATTTATCTTTTTTTATTAGAAAACTACCACTATAATTAGACGTCTTGTGTATTTCTATATTCTAATAGTATCTTTAATTGATTTTTATCAATACAAAATACGTGTTCAATTTTTTCCATTCGACCTTCGTAGTCTTGTATTAGTTTTTCAACTAGAGTTGGATAAAATTGAGGATCTGTTATACTACCTATACATTGATCTTCTGAATCAAATGTAGGTTTTGTAAAAATATACGGATCACCTTGATTAAAAAATAATACTAATATGAACCACTTCATTTCCAGTCTCCACCGCCGTCCATAGTAACTGTTACAGGTTCATCATCTGCACTAGATTTATTATCAATAATAAGTTTTTCTAGTCTTCCTTGATGATTTGCCATTACAGTTCCTAGGGCGTATACAAGTGCTTTGGCTTGTGCTAGTGGAATTCTGATTTCTTTTTGGTTAGTAGTTTCAGCAGTCTTTACAATTTGTATAAACTGTTGAATTGGTATAGTATTAATTGGTTCGTTTGTTTGCATCTGAAAGTTCCTGCCTCATTGTAAATTCAGTTTTGAAAGGACCTCTGTAATCATACTTTTCAAGTGTGACTAGTTTAGGACAAAAACTTCGGACCCAACCCTTGTCAAAGTGAATAATGTAATATCCTGCCGCATACAAACTCTTAGACTTTTTACTTTTAGTAAAGAGCGGTAATTTCTTTTGTACATTATACATTACATTGTAAGGTGTACTAGACGTTGAAAAACCGTGTATTTCTTTAGTAGCAGAACTACCGTCTGATATAGTTGCTTTATCGTAACTAATACCGCCAATAAAACTATTAAAAGATTTAATATCAGTAAAGTAATCTGTTCCAGATGAACAACTATACATATATCTTTTGTCTTCTTGTTTTGATAGTGTACCAATACGTTCACCATCTTTTTCTACAATCCAAAATTTGTTCTTTAGGATTGGTTTTGCCTTAAGTGTCATTTTTGCCTCCATGTTATGAATACCTCGCATTGAGTGGATCAGCATATAACTGAACATTGTCTGCAATACGTTGCATATCGTGTTTAGCACAAAATTTCATTAAACGCATACCTACCTGTGTAACTTCTTTTGCAACCATGTTGTCTTCTATTACATCGTTAATAATACTTCTAATGTCGCCGGGTTGTGCAGTTAAATCACAAAGGACAACGTTACGTTGATAGTCATCAAGTACACGATGTTCTACACCTTCATGATCAGTCCAGCGTTGTAGCATCATGTTGTTCCAGTTGTAACCTTTGTTGTCTTTATCTTCAAATGCTTCAATAAGACCAACTTTGTTCTTAGTACCTTTTGTACGTACACCAGGGTAAGCACTGAACACATTATCACTTGTGTCACCACGCATACACTTTTCAAACAACATAAATTCTGGATTAGGAGCAGGCTTCGCCTCTTTAGTTTTCTTGTCAATAACAGGTTGCTTCTTCTTATCATCAAAGTAACCTTCATGTGAAATAATTGTATTACTAACACCATTGTACTGTGTTACATTGGGTGCAATAAGTTGTGCAAAGTCACCGTCAGTACTAATAATAACATGATTATCATTAGGATGTGCTTGTACCCAACCTGCAATAAGATCATCTGCTTCTAGTTGTGGATGTTGCATTACAGTACAGTTAGTCTTTGTACTTACAAAGTCTTTGAACTCATCAAACATCTCCCAAAACACTTTATCTTCTTCAGCCTGCGATTCAGTAAGTGCATCACGTGCAACCTTTCTGTTACGCTTGTAAGGCTCGTAAAAGTCCTTACGCCAGCTACGTCCTTCTAAACAGAACACAACATGACTGCCGTCAAAGTCAGCCCATGCTTTCTTAATACTGCTTAGTGTAATATGAAAAGCCATGCCTATCTTTGTATCAAGATCACCACGTATAACGTGTCTTGCACGGAAAAATGTATTAGCTGTGTCTACTAGAATGTATGTCATTAGTTTGCCTTTGTAATTATTATAGTAGTATTATAGCACCAGATCTGGCTTTTGTCAAGCATTATTTAACTTCAGCTTTACCATTATCGTCTGCTTTACTAGTATTGATATACCCCATACCGCGATTAGGTTCTTGACCTTCTTCATCTAAAACTTGTGTAGCAATAGTTCTAAACCATTGATCTATAATCTGTTCTGGTTCTTCACCTTGATATCCTGCATCAATAAGTTGTTCAATAAACTCGTTATTCCAATCGAGCTCAAAGAACCCGTTCTTAATGTTATCTGGATTCACTTGTGTATCTAGTACTGCTACCCAAGGCTTTTTATCTTTAGTTGCTTGTGCTTTTTCTTTTTCAAGAATAGCTCTGCGTTCTTCTTCTGCAGAAAGTACTTTTACTTTTTCGGGTTTCATACCCAATGCTTTTTTTACTTTATCTAACATATATCACCATCCTGCCTTTCTTATTTTATCTTCGTTAATAGGCGCCTTCATCGCCCTTTCGTGTTGCTTGTTCTTGTATTTTGCATCAAGTGCCCCACGCATTTCCGAAGAGTGAAATGTGTAGTCTGGGGGTAAATCTCCACCCTTCGGCCATACACGCTTCAGCCACGTCTTTAACGTTGAGGGCATATTCTTCACTGCGTCCGCCCAACGGCATAAGATATACTGGACATTCCAACCCGGCACCTCTGTAAGCTTCAACAGCTCTTTTGACTTCATCAAAGTCACCTTGAGTAGCGACAACAAACTTAAGATACATGTCGCTGTCAGTAACAAGCTGATACTCACTAGCCACGTCAGGCTTAATAGCAGTATCCCAAGGTTCTCCGCTAACGCTAAGTTTCGGGGAACAAGACCAAGTGACTTGGATTCTATCTTGATCATTAAGATAGTTAAAGAAATCTTCGTGTAAATGTTGTGTAGTGTTTGTTTCAAATGTAACATTTTTTAAATCCTTCATACGTGGATGTTCAAATAAATCAATGTAGAGCCTTTGCCACGCTAATAACGGCTCACCACCTGTTAAGATAAGGTGAACATCTTGTCCATTATCTTGTACCCATTTACCATTAGGAGTAAGTGATAGTAAATGTTCAACAACAGCATCAACACCTGCTAGTTTATTAAAATGTTTAAACTCTGGATAGATACTTGCATATGTATCACAGCCTGTATGTATGATAGGCAAGTCGTTAAACTCTTTTGTAGTTTCGTGTACACCTTGGTTAATAAGTTCCATTACTTCTGCGTTATGTTTCTTACCTGCTTTATGTTGTTCCCAACGGTCACGTTTTTCATCTGTACCAAAGTTCATGCAACGAAAGTTACAACCAAATGTACGTAAGAATACACTAGGTACTCCTACAAATTTGCCTTCACCTTGTACACTATAAAATGCTTCTGAATATCTTAATTGTTTTTCTTTACTTTCCACAAGCAAACTCCTGTTGCAGTTTAATGTTATCCATAAACTCTTTTTTAGTACCTGCGTCATCTTTAAACGCACCTTTGAGTACAGTTGTTTGTGTAAGACTACTATGTGCCTTAACACCTCTGTTCTCTACACAACCATGCGTTGCTTGTACATAAACACCTAAGTGTTCTGCATCTGTTGCTTTTTGTATTTCGCGAGCAATATCATTTGCAAGTTCTTCTTGCAATGTACCACGTTCAGCACACCATTGTGCAATACGGGTGTATTTACTTAGTCCAATTAATTTGTCTGCGGCAATAATACCAATGTATGCAACACCTTTTACAATCTGATGATGATGCGAACACATACTTGTAAGTTCACTTCTAACAACTAACATACCTTCATAACGATCCATACTGTCATTTGGAAATGCTGTCGCTTTTGGAATTGGATCATAACGTCCTGCCATTAATTCATTAATATACATCTTTGCTAGACGTTTACCAGTTCCCATACTATTAGGATCATTATGCCTGTCAATTACGAGTGAGTCTAGTACACTCTCAAAGGCTACAGTTGCTTCGTCAATTAGTGCTTCTTTGTCGCCTTCTAATAAAACGTCACTGATGTTGTCACCAGCCCAAGATCTAATGCCAGCCTCTTCTAACCTTGCTTTAATTTCTTCACTTTTGTTCATTTAGTTCTCCGATGTTAAGGCAGTGGATTGCCTGTAATAGTTTATATTATACAATATATTTAGGTCTGTGTCAACCTTTTTTAACATAATTTAAGTAGTCTTTAGCAATTAATTCATGTATATGCTTAGTATAATGCTCGCCGTCGACTCTATGTTCGTCCGTTTCTATGTTAATGGCTTTTGCTAATTGCAAATAACCTTCTGCGGACGATGATGCTTTTGTACCTGCTTGCCAATCTCCGTAAAGCTCAACATTGTCAGGAACAAATACTCTATTGTTAATCGTCCATTGATACCATTTAATATCTCGTCTAGCACACATAGTATCAATTGCTAATAAGTCTAAACAATAGTCTTTGTATTGTAAAGGTGTTACTAGCTCGTGCCAAAGTTTTGTGTAGATATATTTTTCATGAAAGGGTTTAAAGTCTGCTTGTACTTTCATATCGTCAAAAAAGAAACCTTTAAATTCTTCGTAGTTTTCTTTTCTAACTTGATCAATCATTTCAATGTAATTTTCAGTTACACGATGATCTGTATATCTTTTTATCTTTTCGTCTTTTGGTTGATTGTCATCTAAGAACAAATCTACATTTGTATTTTCACCAACATCTAAGTTACGTGAACATGCAAGTAAGAATCTATTCCAATATGTACTTTGCACAAATACTTCATCAATGTCATCATAACGATCAAGCATTGATTTAACCCAAGCAGGATATTTTCTGTTACATCCACCTGGTTGACTATAGATAATAACTTCTTTATTATTTTCTTCGGCATATATCTCAGCATAGTTATTATCTTGCCATGCTGAGATTGTATCACCGATTTCAGAGTATCCGTGTGCGTGACTATCGCCGATGAATAGTGTTTTAGTCATTAAAATACTTGTTCAACATTTCTAGTCTATCATCAGCAGTTGCCATAGCATCTAATTCTTTTTGAATTGTTTCGATGATGTCTGAATGTTCGCCAATGCCTACAACCTTTTCCATATACACATTAATATTAGTTTTGTGTAATAGGACTTCTGCTTCGGCATGTTTTCTTGCCGCTTCAATCATTTGCTGTTTCAACATAAGTTCCTTTCCTGTAGTTTCCTTGTTTAGGTATTACGTGTCGTACGCCGCCGCGTGGATCATCCATATCGCCTTTGCGCCTAGGAATTAAGTGAACGTGTGGATAGTTAACAGTTTGTCCTGCCGCTTCTCCAACGTTTTGTCCGATGTTGAACGCATCACAGTATCCACGTTCAACCCAATCATAGCCCCATTTATATGCGGCCTCCATACATTTTGTTAGTCCTCTCCAGTCTTCTTGTTTAGGCACAAAAAGAATGTGTCCTTCAGTAACCGGATAGCCATCTTTGTATACTGTAAAGTCTTTTGACTCAATTAGTACATCTGTCCAAGGTTTAGAATCCATAATTAAATGCCACCATTATACGTTCTTTATCTGTAAGTTGTTGTTCAACTTTATGATGCAAATGACTTGGAAAGATAATTAAACTTCCTGTCATTGCCGCACAAGTTACATTAGGAGAGTTTGCTTCATTTAGTTCTGAAACATTTACTCTCGGCCAGTTAGCTTTCATATTAGGATTAACAAGTGTTAGTCCTGGATGATCTTGATCTGCTTGAATATAGTATACTCCACTCCATGTGTCTGGAAGATGATTATGTTCTTCGTGGTAAGTGTACTTACGATTAATACTAAACCAACTGCTCTTAAGTGAAGGCGTATGTTGTAGTTTAGTTTCTTTATGACACTCTTTTACACTTGCATCAATAAAGTTTTTTAAATCTTCAAACAACGGATGTTCTAAAATACTTTCACTGCCGTATGATGTATATCCGTTAGCAGTATATCTTATAGGAGATTTATCTGTTTTTTCTTTTGCTAAAAGCTCTTTAACTACAGACTTTTGTAGCTCTTGAGCTTTGTCGTATACAGCTCTAAATACTTGTGTTGGAAATATAAACTGCTTCTCAATCATTAATATTCTCCAACGTGTTCCCAAGGATAAACTAACCAAACATCTTCTTCTGCTTTATTTACTTCGTGGCAACTATAGGATATTGTACTATTGAAATCACTTGCTAAATTATCGGTTAGTGTAGCAAAGCGAACATTGTTACCAAACACATTATTCCATTTAGGATCATCAGGCAAACACCCTTGTTTCCAGTCTTGCATAATCCAATTAAACGTAGCACCAGTATCGTTAATATCATCTACAATAAGAATTTTCTTTTCTAATGGCCCTGCTGTTACTTTTGTACCATCGTTGTATCCATATGCATCTTCTGCCATCCATAACATACTATCGCCAGTCTTACCTGACTCTCCATCACGTAAACTTACTTTAAGTGCTTCACAACGTATACCTGTGATGTTACTAATAATAGTAGCAGGTACATTACCACCACGTGTAATACCTACAATGTAATCAGGCTTCCAATTGTCAGCGTACATTTGATTTACAATACTAACGCACATACGTTCTACGTCTTGCCAGTTGTAATAGTGTTTTTTAATCATGATATCCATCATCCTCATCTAATATTTTAATAGTTGGTTTATTAATAAACCAGTTTGGAACCTCTGGACAAGCATCTTTAATTTCTTGACTAGTATATGATTCAGGTTGTCTAATACCATATTTGTTCATTTGGTCTAAAGCCCAATCTGTAACATCTTGCTTGTTCTTAAACATTCTTTAAATAATCCTTGTTGTCGATCCATTTACCATTTTTTACAAAGCCCCAGCTTTGTGCTTTTCTACCCATGAAGAATAAACTCCAACATGGAATGTTATTTCCATCTTTGTCCTTTGCAAGCTCTAACCAATGTAGATCTTTTGCTGAACGAAAACGTATGCTACCTGGACCACGCCAAAACTTGCCTTGTGGTGTATGTTCCCAATAGCCGCCTTTAATAATAAATGCTCCCCAACTCCAAGGATGATCATGTAGTGTAGGCTCATCACTTACTAAAACTTTATGTAGTGTGATGTTGAAAGGAAAGTTTTTTCTTTCTTTTAAAAACAAATAATATCTTACTAGGTAAGGTACTTTACCGCTTCTATCTGTAATTACACGTTTACGGTTTTTAAAAAAGTTCATCTTTTATTTCCCCTGATTCTTTTTTACCTTTGTAATCTTGCTTAACCATATTATATACACTTTCAAAGTTGCGCCAAACTTTTACAAGTGCAGGATATTCTTTACACATGTTTTCTACTTCGTCTGGATCAATCATGGTATCTAAAATATTATAATAACCACCTGTACTACCTGCACTATCAAATGTAATATTTGGACCTGCACTATTTGTATTGATAATGTATTCACCACCAGTATCATTTACACCATCAATGGTAATTGTTACATCACTAAGACCATAATCCATACTTGGTGAATCTGTTGTAATATAACCTGTATCGTAATCATCACCCATTGCTTACCTCCTTGTATAATGCTTCGCCACTAAAGAAAGATCTTTTTAAGTTGTATAATTGTTTATTCATAGGACCTTTATAACTATCATAGTTTTCCATATAATCAATTACTTTGTCAACAAGTTGCGGTCTAAATTTTTTGTATTGCTCAAAGTTCTTAGTCCAAATACTTGGATACTTGAAAGGCTGATCTGCCATTTCACTATAACTAAGTCTATCAGGAACCATAGGAATAGTATCAACTAATAAACCTTCGTACCAACTAATACCTAGTGTTTCTTGTAGATTAGCACTAAACACAAGTTTAGCTTTACCTAACAAATTATGGTAGTCATTTTTTGATAGTTGTTTTTCTTGACACACAATAAATTCATATTGCGGTAATTGTTCTTTTAAATCTCTAAAGATTTCAACTTGTTTTTCTGGAGCAACTCTGTGCGGAAACAAAATTATATCTTCTTTAGGCATGCTTTTATAACTATCTAAACTAGTAGCCAAGTACTCCATAGGCCATCCAACACGTTTAATTTTATCTTCGTTAACGTGCCTATTATCTAAAATAGGATCACCTTTGTTTTTAAATGTTTGTAAAAATAAGTCTATATGAAACTGTGTAGCAAAAAAGTTATGATCATAACAATCAAACATACTACGTTCTGCATTCCTTACCCAAGGTTTATTACCTATAAGTCTACCTAAAAAATCTTGCGGATCATAACTACCTGCATGCCACAAACCACCAATGCGAATATCAACACCCAATAGCTCTGCCATATAGCGTAATTGAATAACTGTAGGATTCCAGGCATCGGTATAGATAAAATAATCATCATCTTTAATTTCACCACTTGCAAACATCCTGCTAATCTCTAACATCTGTTGAGATTTGTAATTGTTAGTTCCGGCAAAGTTAAGAAATGCCCCAGGCGTTGTAGCCTGAGGTACTTCTCCACCACTAATAACAATAACTTCTTCATTCGTAGATCGTTGCAGTTGCTTTGGAAGATATTCTTTCCACTGCTTAGTATACCTAGTATCTACTGCTTCAATGTCTACGATAAAGATTGTCATTAGTGTCTCCTATTACTCTGATAACGACCTTGATTATTACGATCATTACGATGGTTATTAAATTTACGTTTGCCGCCTGAACGGAATCTGCTATAAGCCTGCCAAGCACGACTTTTATTATTATACAGATTTCTTTCGTCCCAAGTATAGCCATCATGACCAAACAAGTACGCGGTCCTGCAGAACGCTTTGAAACGTTCCATATCGTCAAAGATTTTTACAATCTCTGGGTTTTTAGCAAAGTATTCACCCTGGTTGTAAGCCATTTATTATCTCCTTTAATAGCTAGGGTATGTAATTTGTGCACCGTTCTCTCCGTCTTCGGAAATCTCGATGTGGACCTCACGTCCAGTATATTTTGTTGTAATCTGCTCATACAAATCATCTGACATCATTTCACATGACTTATAATCTAGTTCAAGTGTTTTTTCTGCGTAAAGTTTCTCCATCCATCTTTTAAATTGAATAAACTCGATATCTCTGTCATTATGTGTAACAGTAATACCTACTCTAAAATGAAATATGTGTCTATGGGGATATCCCAAAAAACTAACATCATATTCATCACCTGTTGCAAGACTAGGATCATCTAGTGCCGCAGGATACTTATGGATACCTTCTTTCTTAAAGGTTACCCAAATCATACGTTTTGCTTCTTTCATTGCTTTGTCTTTAGCATCAATCATATCTTGTTCTCTCATTCTACGCATCATATAGTCATAATGTCGTTCTTGTTGCATTTATTATACTACCTTTACTCATTGTTGTCAATAGATATTGGTGAATCATTTTCGTATTTTTCCCAAGATGTAAACTTATCTCTTGACTGCAAATCTCTAGCATAATGTACCCAAACACCTGCATTTGATGCTTTAAAGTCTTTATCATCAATTTTAATACATGCATTGTAGTTAAGTTGATCAATATAAGGTAGTTTTACGCTAATCATACTAATAAACTTTTTATGTTCATTATACCCAGATTCTAACACCCAACTATGAAACTTAACATCATAGTCTAGTGTAACCCAAAAGCCAGCTTTACATAATCCATCAACTAATAGATCCCATGCTGTATTTTGTTCGTTCTTACCGTATGGCAATTCAATGTCAAAACTTTGATTGGCGCCTAAGTAAATGTGTTCGACTGATTCCGCTTTTGCTCTTTCAATCACGTCATCAACATCTTGTGGTCCTACAACAAACAATGTATGTTCATTGTGAACTGGTGTATGCTCTACTTCATAACCTGTAAAATATACAACGTCATCTTTGACGCCATCATCGTAATCTCTATTCATCTTTTGCTAACTGATCCTTTATTGCAAGTTTTTCTTTTTTTAGATTAATAAGGTGTGATTTGTGATTATATGATCTATCACCTTCACGTTCTTTTTCTATTGCTTCAACTTTGTTGTGTAAGTAGTCGTGCATATTTTGTAACTTTTTTGCACTTTTACTTTTTCTTCCTGTCGCCATCTTTATACCTCCGTAAATAAATTTGAAAAGCCTGTATTTGCATTTACAGTCTTTTTACCTACTGCTCCTCTAGTGCCAATAATTGACATCCAGAATTTACTATATTCTTCTATGATTGCTTCTGCTTCGTCTCTGTTTGAAGTTGCAAATATTGCTTCCACAACATCTTTAAAATATAGCCTGTCGAATTGTTCCTCCACAAGCATTGCCGGAACATTTCCATTGTCGTATTGTCTGTTTGCTTCTTGTACTGCATTAACATGACTCCATACGTTGTGACCCATTTGTATAGCATAACTAAAACTATCCCAACTAGTTGAGTCACGTTTACGAATAATTTGATTACCGTCTTCGTCTAGTATAGGATTACCATGTTTGTCTCTATCAATTTCTCCTGCTAAAATTTTAGGACCACCAACTTTGTTAGTGTCACCAGGAGCATATATACAAACATCGTTTACTTTAATATTTTTAGTCAAAGGACTATCAGTAAAGTTTTTAAATATTCCATCTGCTAGTACACCATCTCTAAAGTTACGTGTATCAGTTGCATACTTTAATTCATCAATACTTGGAACCATTCTGTAGACCCATTTAGTTCTATCTTCAGTTTCAGTTTGAATGTAAATTTGTCCATTTGCTGTAGCAAGGAAAGGAGAAGCACAATCAAATGTAATTGTAAAGTTTGGATTATGATACTTACGTACTGCTCTTTGTATATCAGTTAGTAGTGTAGCCCATTCTAGTTTGCTTGTTCCTAGAAAGTGCATAAAGTCATGTTTACCTTGTTCAAGTAATCCATCAAAACGTAATGCTACAATACGTTTAAGAACTAAGTGTATATCACACATGTTCTGTCCACCCATCGACCATCCGTTAAAGTGATTCTCATACTTTGCAGGATCACAATAGTCTTTCATCTGTTGATACCAATCTTCAGCATCAGCATGATTCTCACCTTGTAATACATTTAAGAACTTACAAGCACCTGTTCTGTGTTTCATAAAGTAGTCGTTGTTAATACGTGTAGCATTAACAGCCTCTTGATATGTACTAATACCTGTTGCTTTTGCACCAGCAGGTGAACGTGCCACCCAAGCCGGAATATCAAGTATCATACCATAGTCCATATAAGCATCCATCCACGCAAGTACTTGCTCACGTTTCTTTTGTGCTTTAGGACAATTAGGATCTTTCCAATCGCCTTCCCAAACACCTTTACCAATTTGGAAGCCACCTGAGTCACCTAACAACCAACTGTTCTCACGATCACGTTCTCTAACCATAAGTTCTTTTGGAGCATCTTTATTGATATCTAATTCAGCATGTCCTGCTGAGTACAGAGTCCAATGATAGTTAAACATTCCTTCTTTTTTGTTTAACCAATTCATACTTTCCATACTAGGATAAGGAATACGACTTTCTTCAACATATTCTTCACGCCTTTGCTTACCTACAAATGTTGCGTAGAATCCACTTAGAGCTGGAAGAAATATTGCATAGTCTTTTTGTGCTGTTGTTAAGTCAGTATTCAACTTGTTTCTCCTACTTAGATTGTGCTGGCAAAATGTAATTGTATGTTCCCATACCACTATCAACTGTAATTTGCATTGCACCTTGATCACTTAGACTCATTGTTGCTTGTCCGTCCAAGTTTAAGATTGCTTGTACTTGTGCTACAGGATATGTCCATGCATGCTTTAATGTACCTTCAACACCTGTTTGGAATACAAACTTACCTGCGTGTGTATTTGCATCACCAAAGTAAAACATTACATCAGTAACACCACTAGTTTCTTCAACTTTAATTGTAAAAGTTGTTTCTTCTGAATGTGCCGCACTTTGCAATTTCATTCTAGTAATTGCCGCTAACGATGGAGTAAATGATACATCCCATGTTGCACCTTTAAACTTAACACTTTTAAGTTTTTCATTAATAATCTCTGTTGACATAAAACGGAAATCGTTTTGGAAATCACCTGCTTCATTCTCAAAGTGAATACCAGTTGGAATAACTGTACCATTACGATCTTGTTCGGTAATTGTAAGTTTGCTATTCTTTTGATACTCTGGATTCTTTAAATGCAATGCAAGTTTATCTAAGTTAGGCATACCAAAAATGTTTGCGCCAAATTCAGCTACCTTTTCTTTTGTGTTTGCTGACAGAATTACACTGCGATCTTCTGCCATTGATTCAACAGTAGTACTACTGTCGTCTCCTGTTACTTTCACTAAGCTCAAAAAGCCTAAAGAATGTGTCTTTGCTACTACGTCTTGTAAAATATCTTTCATAATACTTCTCCTATGTTCCTTTTATTATACGACATTTTGTTGATAAAGTCAACAACTTTTTACTCTATTTCGGAGATCACTGCTCGAAAAACGGTGCTCTCTTTTGTTAAAAAACAGTTCGATTCCTCGTTTGGCACATATAGCCCTACCAGTAAACTTACCATTTTTGTATTCTTCACCTAAAATCCTTACATCAATATGAAGCATATTTAGAATGTCTTCTAAGTCAGTTTCTGTTTGATATGGGATTATTTCGTCAACGTACTTGACAGCACTAAGTTGTGTATGTCTTTCTACTATAGTTTGTACGGGTGAATTTTTCTCTGGACGATCAAGACTTGGATCAATTTGTAGGCCACAAATCAAGTAGTCACATTGTTCTTTTGCATCTCTCAGCATTTGTATATGACCTGCGTGGAGCAGATCAAATGTACTACATGTGAAGCCTATTCTCATTTCTTAAAGCCTTGTTCTTTTAAAAATCCATCTACTGTATATTTAGGTCTAAAGCCTAACTTATCCATCAAATGTGTATTTGCCTGTGTTTTTGTTCTTTCGCCAATAGTATTTAACTTTACTGGCAAATCAGGTCTTATGTCCTGGATCCTTACACATTCTCCAGTACCAATGTCAATATTACCTGTTAGGTCTTTGTCCATTAATAACATAATACCATCTGTTAAATCTTCTAAATGTATAAAATCTCTTAGATGATTTGTTGTGTATTCTAATGTATTGTTAAGCAATTTATCAAAGAACATTTTAGCTCTTGGACTTTCGCTGTACACTGTATGAAATCTCATAAACAATGCATTAGGGTGTGGAATGTTTTCAATTACATTCTTACTTGCGGCATATGGATTAAGATGTGGTTCGTACTGTGAACTTGATCCTGCTACTAATACTCGAACATTATCGTAGAACTCAAGTATACGTTTTGTTCCTTCTACATTAGTGTCCCAATACTTTTTAGGATCAGCAAGACTTTCTCTTACGCCGCCAATGCCTGCTAAGTGTATTACAAAATCTACCTTAGGTAGTTCTGAGGTTAATATATTAGTACCTTCTTTAATATCTATACCGACAACATCATGTCCATCTACAACTAACTTTTCTTTTAGTCTTGATCCGATGAAACCTAGATGCCCTGTAATTAGTATCTTCATGTTTCTTTCCTTTTGTTCTTATTGCTTGTTACAGCAGTTGATAATATTGGTAGTGTGGCGCCAATTACATTTGCTGAATACAGCAATGCTTCTGTATCTTTTGGAAAGCATGCTCCTCCAAAACCTTTGTCGCCATCTGGACCTGGAACTTGCATATGACTATGTGTAATTCTTTTGTCCTCACCTACCAATGCTTTAACTTGATTATAATCTATTCCTGCTGATTCGCATAGATCAAATACTTCGTTAAAGAAAGCAACCTTGGTTGCTAAAAAACTATTGCGTAAATATTTTGTTAATATTAATTCTTCTACCGTAGCATAGATTGGATTGAATCCTTTACATAAAATAAACACATCATTCCAAAACTCTACATTACCTCCACCAAATAACATTGTTGTTTGATTTTTAAAGTCTTCGTTTGCATTGGCCGCAGTTAAAAACTCAGGGCTAAATGTAATTTCTTTATTTTGTGGCTTAAGATCTTTGCGCCACCCTTCTAAACTAATTGTGCTTTTAATTAAAATAGGTTTATCACTTGGACATGCTTTAACTACAGTTTCAACAATAGTCATATTACATGCTCCTGTTACTGTAGCAGGTGTTGGAACACAAATAACATAACCGTCGCTATCGTTATCAATAACATTATCGTTATATTCAGGATCAACAATCTTTACTTCATGATAGTCTTTGAGTACTTCGTACACAGCCTTGCCTACAAAGCCATACCCAATTAAAGTTAGTTTCATTTAGCCTCCTTCTTTGCTTGCAATTTAGGATGTGGAGTTTTATCGTTAAAGATATCTCCAGCCATTGCTTGTATTTGTTCTACTAGATGAGTAACTAACTGTTCGTCATACTTCTCACCTGGTGCCTTTTTATATTTTTCTCTATGTGCTTGAACAGCCATTCCGTGCATTGCACTAACCTTGTCCATTAGTTGTTGTATTGTATGTTGCATTATTCACCTCCAAAGTCAAACAAACTATTGAACGTATTGTTCTGTTTAGTGTCTTCTAAATCATAGTTTAGAACACCAATTAGGTTATCTAGTTTGTTATCAATAATAGTTGCTTCCATAGCATCGCCATCAAATGGCAGTTCTTTGAACCATTCTGGAATACGCAATTCATCTGTAGGGTATGCAACACTTGTGTAACCTAGCGGATTTTGTTTTAGTTTGCATACAATAACTTTCATACCGTCAACAATCTCTTGCGAGTACTTGTCACCATTCATACGTTTTAGTGTATTCCAATTAATACTTGCTCTAACATGCCCAGGCATGTTTGCTTTACCTTGCTTTTCTTCAAGACGTTGATAGTGTCCTACTTTGTTTGCACGTTTAGGTGCACCTTTTTCATAACCTGGACGTAGTTTAAACTCCTTACGAAATTGTGTAATACGATCTAATACTTTTCTTTCTTCAACATCAGTAAGTACCATAAGCAATAGCTCACTTAAGAACTCCTGCATAAACACAGGTGTATCTGATCTACGCAAGTCTAAGCCCATTGCTTTTACTTTGCCTGGTTTACCATCTTCATCTGTTCTAAAGCCTTCGTTATCAATTACTAGTGCCGCATAACGCTTCTTAGTAATATACAATCCGCTTTTTGCAACAATTTCTCTACCTGCGGCAATAACGTCTGCACGACTCTTTGGACAATGGAATGCTTGTAGCATAAAATCTATAAATGTACTGTCAACAGCATCACTTACTTGATCATAAAGTTTGATAGCGTTCTCAGTACTCCAAGGAATGTCTCCTTTATCAATACCTTCTTTAAGCATTGGGTAAGCACTAAAGTAAACAGAGTCTGTATCACCATATATAACAGCATCACCTACGTGATCATATGTACCTGTAATAACTTTGTTTGCTTCTGCACTCATATGCTTAACAATAGTACGACCTGACAGTGTTGTTGACTGTCCAATACGTTTGTCAAAGAATCTACAACCAGGATTAAGAATAGCACCATACAAACTGTTCAAGTTAATCTTTTTAACCAACTGTCGCTTGTCCCAGTATTCAATCTCTGTAGCATTGCCGGCATCCTTAGCCTTCTTTAACATTGCTTGTAGTTCTTTACGTTCTGAATACCAACGTTTTAGTAGTCCGGGTATAACACCTTCGTGTTCTGTTGTAAAAATAGTACCGTTTGCACTAAGCATCCAAGGTTGATTGCTATCAAATACAAGTTTATAAATCTCTGCACCTGATAATACATCACTTTGTCCGTTCTCCCAGTCAACAGTTAGTGCAGTATCACGTTTCTGTTCCATAACTGCTTCATATTCTTCTGTAGCAAAACGTCCTTCCCAACTGCCTGCGAAACTTTTCTTCTTAAGACCCATATCTTCTTTTACACGAGCATCTGAAACGTCTGGACGTAGTTGTCCAACAACTGTTGCTGGATCCATATTCAATGCACGAATAACACTAGGATACAGACTGTTCAAGTCCATACTAGCAATCCATTTGTGCAAGCCTTTTTTTGGAAATGCAACATAAGCACCTGCCGCTTGTGTGTTTTCTTCATCACGGTGCGGACGATTAGGTACTTGCATACCACGTCTGTGTGCTTCATTAACAATCGCTTGTTCTGTAACTGCGACAGCACCCATAGTGGTCTGTAGCAAAACAGTGTTTGCATGTGCAAGTTCGTTACTTAGATCAATAAATCTTAGTTTTTTGTCCAGCTTGTCCAGTAGTGCGGTATCTTGTATGTTGTATTCGATGAACTTTCTAAAGTCATTGTTGTACAACTGGTCCAAAGTGCCTTCATAAGGGACTTTGTTTTCACCAACTTCGATTTCGCCAAT